ATTTTATGCCAGATATCTTTAGGCCGCAACACCCTCAATCACCACAAAGTTAAACACAGGCGCATCTGAGGCTGTGCCACTTGCGGCAGAGAATGTGATTCTGAAACTGCCAGCGGCTACAGCAGTAACAAATACATTGTAGATGTTGGTGCCAGATTTCTGATTCACAATGATCACGTCAGTGGCACTTACCAAACTGTTGGTCACTGTAAAACTGGTATAGGCTGATGTACCAGCCGCAGTGAACAAAGTGATAGCACCTGAACGTTTGCTGAGTGTGACACCCGTGGTGCGACTTGTGCCTTGTGTTACTGTGCCACCTGCTCCTGTGGTGTAGCCAACAGCAGTTCCGGCATCGGCCAACAGTGGACGATTCAAATCATAGATAGCAATTGTGGTACCAGAATCCACAGTGCTGAACCCAAATCTGTAGGTGCCTGTAGCACCAAATGTAATAACATTGGAACTATACCCTTGAATACCACTTGTGCCCACACTGACTGCGGCTGGTAAAGTAACAGTATAAGCAGTATTGGTCACAACAACATCAACATAAACTACACCTTCTGACCCCGACGCCGGAAAGTTAGAAAAACTCAAACTCACATTGGCCGTGGGCGCGACCAGTTGACATTGCCCAGCACTGTAGTCAATAGGGATAGCACCTGCTGTGGCAGTTTGTTGCACATAGGTGTAACTCACATCTTGCAATTTAACGGCGTATATTAAGTTATCGGCCATGTTGTTGTCAAGTGTGGTACCTGTCAGCGCGGCTTTGAATATGCCTTTGTTTTCCAAGTCAGTGATCTCTGTTGCGGCTGTTTGAAAATTGGTTTTGATGTTGGTAAAATTATCTCTAAAGCCCTGTGTGTTGTTGGGCTGACCTGCAACGGGATATTGGCCGTCGATGTTGTTGGGGTTAATTTGACTTGTCATGGGGATTCCTGTATAATAGATATTTATTAGAATCCCTAAAGCACTAAATAATCCAAAGGCCCAGATCGAATGCAGAAAAAGACCCGAAGTTTGTTGGAAGAATTAGATTCAATGTATGTGAAGCGGGATCGCCGCCTGATCATTGAAACTAGGGCTGACAGCGTGATTGCCAGTGCCATACGCTTGATTGAACAAATAGAATCAGAGTTTGGTGCAGAGCAAGCAGAAAACCTCACACGTAAATTGCTCAATGCCATACGCACCAAAGATGCCGGCAAGTTTTCGCGATCTGTCAGGAGAACCAATGCAGATTCATGAAATAACTCGACGCAAATTAAACGAACTTGCCAACATGCCAACAGCGACAGCAACCGGTGGTGTTCAACCCAAGGTAACTTACGGCTCAGGTTTTGCCAAACCTGCTGCCACTAGTGGATCGTCAACTGCTGGCACTGTTGCCACTGCAACTCCCTCGGCCGCAGCCAAGACCAGTGGATCTGTAGGCAGTGCTATCGCCAACAGCGTTCCGGGAAAAATTGTGGGCGGAGCGGCAAACCTGGCAGGCGGTACACTAGGAGCACTGGGCAAAAGTCTTATGAGCAAGGCCTTTGGCGGCGTAGATGTCATGGGCAAAGGTGGCACATCAATGAGTCGTGAAGACCTATTCAAGAGCATGATCAACAGCCCCATGGCCAAACAACTGGCCACAACAATGCAGGCTTCCTGGGCAAACACCGTACAGAATTTCCTGGCACACAGCAAAGACAGCAATGGTAATCCTGCTAACAGTATCGGTGCAGTCACTCAACCCAGTGTGGCTTCATTGAAGCAAGAGTTGCACACTCTAGTCAATCAAATGGTTGGCAGAGAATACACACAGTTGGCCAATAGTATCAAAGATCCAGTGGCCAAACAAGGCATACAAGATGTGGTTGCGGATATCACACAAATGATAGACGCTATCTACCAAGCCGAGATTCAAGGTGTCGACCCCAAAAACATGGGCCTGGATTGGATCAAACTAGTGGGCGACGGAATACTACCGGCACAAAATATCATAGCATACGATATCAAACGTGGTGGTGCGGCCGGCAGTGGCGGTGTGGGTGCAGTACAGTTTCAAACAAATCCTCGCACCCGGGGCAAAGAAATTAACTTTGGTCAAGGTTGGATACAATACGACAAGAACAATCCCAATCACAAGGCTGCCGCTGACGAAAATGGAATCCCATGGTAATGACTTATCTCAACGAAGGTGGCAATGTATTCAAAGATGCACAAGGCCAACCACTAACACAAAGAATTAAACAAGCAGACATCGCCGGCACAGTGGCCTGGCTGGAAAAACTCACCGGCCTGGACTTGACAAAGCAAAAGGACGAAGCAGGCATTCCTGTCAAGTGGCTGGGGTCAACAGGTAAAAAAGACGACTCTGGTGATTTAGATCTTGCTGTGGATGCTACAGAAATAACCAAGGCCGAACTCAAGGGCCGACTAGATGCCTGGGCCACAAAACACAAACAAGATCCCCGGGATTGGACCCGACTAACTGGCGAAGCAGTACACTTTAAAACACCCATCCAAGGTGACCCCAAGCGTGGCTATGTACAAACAGACTTTATGTTCATGCCCAATATGGAATGGGGTACATTCTGGCTGGGTGGTGGCACAGGTAGTGCTTATAAAGGTGTGTTCCGTAATGTGCTGATGTCAAGCATTGCCAAAGCACTGGGACTCAAAGCGTCGGCCAAAGGTATCATCAGTCGTCAAACAGATCGAGTGGTCACAATGGATCCAGATCAAGCCGCTGGCATATTGCTGGCTCCCCAGTACAAACGCAATCAATTGATGACTGTGGAAAGTATCTACAAAGCCTTGGCCATGGATCCAGACCGTGATGCTAAATTGGCAGACTTCCGTGAATATCTTGCTCGTGAAGGTGTTCAAGAACCTGACATGACCATGTCTGAAAGCGAAGTTAACTGGTTGGCTCGCTTGCGTGATCGTATTGTGAACCAGGGCTATGTGGCCTTGGTAGAAGCAGAACAAGCCGGAGTTGGCGGCCGAGCCAAGGGCATTGAACATCTCGAAGATCTGGTATTCCGTCGTGGCACTCAAGGCGTCAAGGACGCACTGGAAATTGTCAAACACGCTACTGAAAAACCTGCAACGGTCACAGCCAAATGGGATGGCAAGCCTGCTGTGATATTTGGCCGCAAGCCACTGAATGGAGAATTTGTCCTCACTGATGGCTCGGGCTTTGAAGCCAAGGGCTATGATGGCCTGGCCACAAGCCCACAAATGATGGCCGACATACAGAGCCGTCGCTCAGGTGATCGAACAGAATTGATTCAACTGTACACCACACTATTCCCTGTACTGGAAGCCGCACTACCTCCCAACTTCCGTGGCTATGTCAAGGGCGATTTGTTATACATGTCAACTCCTCCCATAGAAGCCGGCAACTATGTGTTTCGTCCCAACACAGTAGAGTACAAGATTCCAGTCAAGAGTTCACTGGGACAACGCATTGGCAACTCAAACATTGGTATTGCCATTCACTCAATGTATGCGGATGCGGGAGATGCACGTCAACCACTCAGCGGTGTTAAATTTAATGAAGTACCCGGCTTGATGTTGGAACGACCAGCAAGCCCCAAGCAGTTACAAACTGAAACCAACGCTGAAAAACAACTCAAACAATTGATCAAGAGTCAGGGCCGAGCAATCGACACGCTGTTTAATCCTGCAGAACTACGAGCACACAAGATTACTGATCTAGCAAAACTCTGCGTGGACTTCATCAACACCAAAGTGGGCGGTCCACTCAACGGTGCCACACTATTGCCTGAGTTTGGCGAGTGGTTGCAAACCCGGGTAACCCCACAAAAGTTCCGCAATATTGTGGAATACTTGAACAGCCCCACATCAAATACCCCTGCCTTGGCAGCCGCGTTTAATGCATTTAACTTGTTGCACGATCTCAAGATGCACCTGTTGCGCCAGGCAGATACTGAGCATCCAGGACAAGAAGGCTGGGTCATGGCCACCCCTGTGGGCTATGCAAAAGCAGTAAATAGATTTGACCCCAACGCATTTGCGGCGCAAAATCGTCAGAGAAACAATCCTCAACAGGCGTGATTTTTCCAAATTGACTAAATAAAAGCAGGTCCACTGAGACCACTAACTTAAAGGAAAAATAAAATGGCAACATTTACAAAAATAAACGGTACTACCCAACCAGTATTTGCACTGGACGTAGCAAATGGTTCTATCGCTGGTACAGCAAACGTCGCGGCCCAAGGCCCAGTGATGTTGTCTGGCCCAAAGCTAGACTTCTTCTTATTGACAGCAAATGCCGCATTAACAAATGCCGGTAACGTTAACGGTTATTTGAACAACGTGTTTCAAGCAATCCAATCTGGCGCTGGCATTACTGGCGGCGGTGCAGGTGGTACAATTGCGTTCTACCAAGCAGGTGCAACTGCTGGTACAATCAACCTTGCTATCTACCCAAGTGGCGCTTACACAACAGCAACATTGGTTGCGGCTGCTCAAACAGCCAATGCAACTGGTGGTTTGAACATTGGTATCCCAACAGGCAACGTTTCTAACGCCGCTACATTCACTTCTTTGGTATCTTAATAGTTACTGAATAATTGATTCATCCCCGGACGTAAAAACTCCGGGGTTTCTTTTTGGCATTAAATACTCATAGAATGAAAATCGTATGCCGTACTCTTTTTGATTGTAGCCTTACTGGTGTAACCGGACACTTCAGGCCAAGTGAAA